CTTGTTTGGATTAGCTTCAGCTAAACTAGCTAAATTAAAGTCCTTTTCCGAGTCTTTTACAGCTTCTGAGTGTATTAACTCCCAATCATCCGAGATACGCTCTCCTAGAGGCTCTAATTGGCTTAAAAGGTCATCTCCGTCCTCATCACTAAAGTCGTTATTTTCTTTTAGTGAAATAGCACTATCATGAGACTCGCAAGGCATATACCATACTTTACCGTCCATTTCGTGTTCGTGATATCCTTTACATCCCTGTTCTAATGCTTTATCTTCTGCTTCTTTAATAGTCTCAAAAACCTCAACTCCATCTATTTTCTTTAGATTAGTGCTGAAAGTAGTCTTTGAGCTTATTTTCTCTCCTGTTTCCTCTTCTCTCTTCACTTTAGTAGATATGTTATCTAGTTGTGTGAATTCTATTGGTTGTAGAGTAATAAAGTAAAGATTTAAGTATATCTTGTTAAAGTTTAGCATATCTTCTAAACCTTCTATAATCTCTTCTTGGAATGGTCTAATAACTATGTTATCCATAAGTACAGAAGCAGTTCTAAGCTCTTCTGCATTATTACCAAATCCTGTATTATCTTTTATTCCTAGTAATATAGGAGATACAATACCGTGACCTAACATTATCTTCTCTCTACTCTCATCAGATAAGAACTGATACTGAGCGTGAGCATCTGGTAAATGTATAGGGTCAATATCTGCTTTAGTTTCTATAGACTCGTTAAATGCTAGTATAAATTTACCTGCATTAGACGTTCCGCTAAACTTATCGTATATTTTTCTTTCAATTAACTCTTGAGTCTCCTCATTAGGTACTCCATTGTTAAAGTTGATTAATAAAGAAGGCTGTAAACCTTGCTTTATGTTATTTATGTGATAATTACTTACTTCTTCTTCTAAAGAGCAGTATTGTAAACATCCATGATAATCAACAGGAGCATAATAATAAAATCCACTTCTATATGGCTTGAATATATATAACTCTGCTGTTTCACTCTTTTTACCGTTACCAAATGTAGGTATTCTCTTAGGATTGTCACTAGGCTTTATATCTACCCACTTAGGATGATAATAATAAGCTCTAATAACGCCTTTAGCATCACATTTCTCAGCTCTTAGAGTTTCCATAGGGAAATGTAGTATTTTAACTATCTTAGTCTTAGACTTATTGTATACTACTTGCATAGCAGCTTGTCCTAGCATCTTATAATCATTAGAGACTCTCTTTACTTCTCTTGGTCTAACTAATAATTTAAATTTAGCATACATTTCAGGAAATTCCTCGCTATCTGTAGCTTCTATACCTCTACCGTAAATCATATCAACAATACCGTTAATACATCTACTGTTTGTAGGTGAGCCTAAGTATTTCTCTATAAGGCTATCAAAGTAATCATTGTTTTCTCCATAAGAAACCCAATCTTTACCATACACTTCCTTAACCTCTGGTGTTTCATAACCAGATAAGTTTACTACTCTTATAGAATTGTTCTTGTTAGTCATCTAATATCACGTATTCGTTAGAAGGCTCTGCATATTCTGTGTAATCTGAATTACTTATAGAATATCTTCCTTCGTTATTATAAGGAACACTAGCGTCTGGCAGAACAGATACTTTGTCTCTATAAACTAACTTGTTTGTTGAAGTATTGAATATAGTAATAAAATAATCAAAACTTGTTCTTAGTTTACTTGTTGTGTTCACTTCAAATGCCAAATAATTATCATACTTAGTACTTTCATCATTAGTAAAGCTAAAAGTATCATTTGTACTTTCCTCTAAAAACGATATTGTTAAAGAACCAGCAGCAGCTACAAGCGTTCCACTTCCATTAGTAGTATACGTTACCGAAGTACTTCTAGGAATGATGTTAAACGTCTGTGCACTATCATTATTTGTTATTATCATATTATGATAACGATATTTTTCTTTTTTGTTTTATAATAAAAAAGGGTAAGCTAATGCCTACCCTATTTTTACCAATAATAAACAATATTATTATTCGTTACTCATATTTGATGTTTGTACATCGAATCCTGATGTATTGCCTACAGCAACTAGTGTGCTTAGTACAAATAAAGATGGTAATACTTCTTTTCCTTCGAAAGTAATATTATATCCGTTTAAGTCTCCCATTGCACCTCCTGTAGAAGTGTTAACAGAAACTTCACATCCATTTTGTCCTCCAGCTATTCTAAATTTCCCATTATAATCTTCAATGATTATATGAGGTCTACCGTAAGACAATAATTTTAATTGCATCATTGTATCGGCATTTTGAGCCTTAAGAACAAAAGCACCTGATTGAGTCCAGAATGAAGTTCCGTTATCTCTGGAATTTTCATTAGTTTCTTCAAAGGTATTGTTGTCTCCTCTTAATTCAAATTTGTGTACGTCTACACCAGCGGTTAAAGTTGCTACCGTTCCGTCAAATGCAGCAGCGGTTGGAGCGTTAGAACTAGCGTCAGCCATCCCAGCGTACATAGCGTCTGAGTAATTAGCAATGTAAAGATTTTTAATCCCACCTACGGACTCTTTACACGCTTCTAGTCTCCCTTTTGATAAATCACAAGCCATTTTTTATATGTTTTTTAATAAAAAAGGGCAGGTAGAATATCCACCTACCCCTTTTATATGTTAGTATTAAGTTATATTAAGAATAAAGAACGATGTCAGCACCGATACCGTATTGTACGCCAGCAGTAAATCTCATTACTATTCTTACGTTTTGACTTCCGTCAATGTCAGCCATATCGATAACTTTTACTTCATTGTGGTCAGATAATAAACCTGTACCGAAATATAAGTTAGACTTTTCAGCAGCCATTGCAGTGTTGTCAGCTAATCCATTAGCAACGAAGATTTTTACACCATCGAAAGATAATTCTCCTCCGTTGTACCATTGAGTACCTTCGTTCATTGTTCCAGCTCCACCTATAGTAGCAACAAACCCACCTAAAGCTCTTACGTAAGCTCTAGCGATGTTTTGTGATACATATAAGTATAAGTCTTCTTTTCCGTATAATGAAGAAGGAATTGCATCAACGATAGCTCCTAATTGAGCGATAACATTAGCAGAAGTTACTGTTGCAGCAGTTACGTCAATAACGTCAGCATCAGCAGCAGCTAGTACAGTAAATCCGTCAAACTCTCCAGCGTTAGCGTTAACACCTCTCCAGATGTTTTGCTCATTCTTTTCAGCTACTTTAGCTACAACGTGAGCTAATAAGTAATCTTGGAAAGTTTTAGGTAATGAATCAAATGCAGAATATCCCATAGATACTGCTTCCCAATCTGAACGGAAATCAGCTTTACATAATTCTAAGTTTACTTGGAATGTTTCTGGCTCGATAATTCTTTCTGTTAAAGTTACAGAAGAAGTTGGAGCGAAGTCACATCCTCCATTAGCGATAAGGTCTCCTGTAGCTAATTTCTTGATTACTTCTTTAAATTTAATGTTTGGTTTTACTTCGATACCACCTTTTTCGATAGTATTAGCAGATAATAAAGCAGCAGAAATATATTTCCCTGCAAATTCACCTGCGTAAGTAGTTGTAATTGATGTTGTAGTTGCCATAATTGATATTAGTTGTTAAATAATTTGTTAAATACTCTTTGTTTTGTTGTTACTGGTTGTTTCTGAGAAAATAAGTTCATTGTGTTTGAGCTTACTTCAGCTTCAGGAGAATGTGCGATAGACTCTGCTTCTTCAGATAACTCTACTTTGTCAGAGCTTAATTCTTCAGGAACTTCAGATGATTCAACATCACTCATGTTGTCCATCATTTGGTCGTACATAGCTTTAAATTCAGCTACTACCTTGTTTAATTCTTCTTTGGTAGCGTAAATGCTTTCTTCTTCTACTACTTCTTCAACCACGTCTTCTTCGATTACCTCTTCTTCTAAAGAAGTCTCATCTACTGTTTTTTCAGCAAGTTCTACTTGCTCTTCTACTACTTCTGTTTCTACTTCAGCAGAAAGCTCCTCTTGAACAGGAGTTTCTTCTTCAGCTTCTACAGAAAGTAATACGTTTTTAAATTTGTTGATAATTTCTGTTGCTTTCATAAATAATTATTATAATTTGTTAACGTTTAATAAATAATCTGTTTCATTTTCGGATTATTGTGAGTTGTTTTGATTGGTTAAACTACCAATTCCTTGAGCCTGTAAACTACCATCACAGCACTTAGTGCTGTAAGTTGAGTCTTTACATAAACAAGCTCTTTTACTATTCTTTGGACTTACGTTACTTGGTGTTTTTTTCATTTATCTATTTGTTTTAGTTTGTTTATTGCCCAGTTAATTCCAGAGCTACCACCCCAAGCATCCCACATAATACCTCCACATCCCTCGCTATAAGGAACATCTTTATTCTGTTGGTGTCTTTTAAATGAAGCCATTCTAGCTATTGTTGAACGAGATATATTTTCTCCTGATGCTAATTGATTAGCTCTTGTCCATCCTACTAGAGTTCCACATTCACTACCATTCTCTTCTTTCCATTTTAATGCTCTCTTAGCATTGTTTCTTGCAGCTTGTGGATAATCACTATATGTTTCTAATTCTATTTCTTCTCCCCTAAGCAAAAAGTCCTCTAGCTGAAATAATTTAGCTAATGCTTCAAACTCATCATAGTCCATTTGTTCTTTTACACTTTCAATAGGTCTTTCGTCTAGTTTATCTGTAAAGAATCCTTCTATACTAAATCCTTTTACTTTACCTTCTTTAACAAACTCTTCCCAAATCTGGTCATTATTTACTTTTACAGAAACCATCCAAGTTCCTACTGGTAAATTAAGATTATACTTAGCTGATTTATCTTTCTTCTCATCTTCTATTATCCAACTCTCTACAACACTTAGTCCGTTTAATTCTACTTCGTGTTCTAATGTTGAGTTATTCTGCTTACCCTTAGTCAAAAACAGCTCAGAAGCTTTTCTTACAGTTTCTTTAGAGAAGAATATATAATACTCTTCTTCTCCGTTATGTCTGTATATCTTCTTGTCTGGTATTAAAGCAGCTCCCATAAGTATGCGTTTCTCAGCATCTACTTCAGCTAACTTAATCTCTTGTGCTTTTAAAGCAATGAAGTCTTCTTCTATTGCAGGGTTTTCCACTATAGATATAGCTTCTATACCAGCAAAGTCATTTTCCTCATCAATAAATAATTCTATAATATTTTCTTCCATAACTTGATAACGTATTTAATGTATTTTGTTTTATATTAATCACCTCCTAATGAAGCTCCTGTTGATATTTGTAAGTCTAATTCTTGTTGTGATGTCATCTGACTACTTACTACATAAGCTTGAACAGGTTCTTGGAATTGACTACCTACTGCTTCAGCTAATTGATTAGTTCCTGTAGAACCAACTAAGTTAAAGTCAAATGTTCTATCTCCTCCACCTCCTGCTGCTGAAGGAGTCCCTCCTCTTCCTCTAGATGAAGGTACGTTTTTCTTACCTCCTGAAACTGCTGATGCTAATATAGCAGCAATAGAAATTCCAGCAGAAATCTTAGTCCTAGCAATATCTTTAGCCATAAATAACGAATCTGTAACATAAGCAGGGTTAGGAATCCCTAGTGGTAAAAAAGCTGGTATTGCAGCATTTGCTGCTGTTCTTTGTGCTATACTTGCGGATGCTTGTACGACTACTCCTGCTATTGCAGCACCCTTTTCTACGACTAAGGCTGCTGTTGCTAATTCTTTATTTTTACCAGCAATATCTCCTAAAATACTACCTAATTGACCAGCAAAATTAACATATTGCATTTGAGCGTTCTTTTTAGCTTCAATAGTGTCTAATTCGTGTTGAAGTTCAGCATCTTGTAAATTCATTCTCATCATAGACAAAACACCTTCTGCTTCTAGTCTTTCTATAGACCCTTCTGCTTCAAGAATAGTAATATTTTCTTGATGAAGAATTTGGTCATTTAATAATTTAAGATTCTCTTCTTGATTTGAAACTCTTTGTTCCTCAGAGAAAACTCTTCTTGAATCCAAGTATCTTTGTCTCATATCAAAGTCAAGCTGCATAGCAGTATCATAATCTTCTGTAGTCCAGAAAACACCTTCTCCAGTAGGGAAGTCAAACTCTTCTTCGTCTTTTGTTCTAGTTGTTTTTCTTTTTCCTTTAGGTTCTTTATCAGCAATTAAATCAGATATTGATGGTATTCTGGCTATAAGAGCATCTATTTCAGTATTAATTAAAGTCTCTGTTTCTTTAAAGTCACTTATTAACCCTTTAAGAGCGTTTTTTGTTGCAACTTTATTAGCGTCTTGTAGCCCTTTATAACGACCTTCAGTAATTCTAGCAAAATCATCTCCAGTTCTTTCAAACTCCTCTATACTTTTTACACCTTCTTTTTTTAGCTCTTCTTGAACCTTAAGTCTTTGCTTTTCAATTTGAGCATACTTTTCTTCTATAATTCCCTGTATTGCCTGAGCTTTAGCTACATTTTCTAGCTGCACAACTTTTTCTTTTAAAGCTATGACTGATTCTTTTGTTATTTTGTTATTCTCATCTAAAGTTATATTTAAGTCTGTAAAATTATTGTTTATTCTTTTTACATTTTCAGCCAACTCCTCCTT